GAATAAGCGGAACTAGTGGAACAAATGGAACTTCTGGCTCAAGCGGATCAAGCGGTTCAAGTGGAGCTAGCGGAACTTCAGGAACAAATGGAATATCAGGTACAAATGGTACTTCAGGAAATAATGGTACATCAGGAACTAACGGTATAAGTGGTAGCTCTGGTTCAAGCGGATCTTCAGGTGCAAGTGGTACATCAGGAACTTCAGGCAACAGTGGTACAAGCGGTACAAATGGCGCAAATGGTACATCAGGTACAAGCGGTGTAAGTGGAACAAATGGTACAAGTGGAGTTAATGGTACAAGCGGAACTTCAGGTAATAGCGGTACAAGTGGTACAAACGGAGCTAATGGAACTAGTGGAACCTCAGGAGTGAGTGGTACAAATGGAACCTCAGGTGTTAGTGGAACTAATGGTACTTCAGGTGTAAGTGGTACTTCAGGTACTAGAGGAAGCTCTGGTTCAAGTGGAAGTTCAGGTTCAAGTGGTAGCTCTGGTTCAAGTGGAGCAAGTGGTACTAGTGGTACTAACGGTGTTAGTGGTACATCTGGTACAACAGGATTAAGCGGATCAAGTGGTTCATCAGGATCAAGTGGTGCTAGTGGTACTTCAGGTACCAGTGGATTAAGTGGTACATCAGGTACAAATGGTGCTAATGGAACCTCAGGAACATCAGGTGTTAGTGGAACTAATGGTACATCAGGAATAAATGGTACATCTGGTACATCAGGTATATCAGGAACTAGTGGTACAAACGGTGCTAATGGTACTTCAGGAACATCAGGTATATCAGGAACAAACGGCACATCAGGAGCGAATGGTACATCAGGTACTTCAGGTGTGTCTGGAACTAGTGGTACAAGAGGTACCTCAGGATCTAGTGGTTCATCTGGCTCATCAGGTTCTAGTGGTTCATCAGGAGCTTCAGGAACTTCAGGCACTAGTGGAGTTAGTGGTACATCTGGTACAACTGGATCAAGTGGAAGCTCTGGTTCAAGTGGTGCTAGTGGCACAAGTGGTACAAACGGCGTAAGCGGAACTAGTGGAACCAATGGTACAACAGGCTCAAGCGGATCAAGTGGCTCAAGTGGTGCGAGTGGAACCTCAGGAACTTCTGGCAATAGTGGAACAAGCGGCACTAATGGTGCTAATGGAACTTCAGGTACATCTGGAATATCAGGAACAAACGGAACCTCAGGTGTAAGTGGAACAAATGGAACAAGTGGAGTGAGTGGTACAAGTGGAACAAGAGGTACATCTGGTTCAAGTGGTTCATCTGGCTCAAGCGGATCAAGTGGATCTTCAGGCGCTAGTGGAACCTCTGGTACTAACGGTGTAAGTGGTACTTCAGGTACTAATGGAACCACAGGTAGCTCAGGTTCATCTGGATCAAGTGGTGCTAGCGGTACAAGTGGAACCTCAGGAAATAGCGGTACAAGTGGTACAAATGGAGCTAATGGAACCTCAGGCACATCAGGAAATAGTGGTACAAGTGGTAGTTCTGGCTCAAGTGGTTTAAGTGGAACCTCTGGTACTTCAGGAAACTCAGGTTCATCTGGTACTTCAGGTGTAAGTGGAACTAATGGAACAAGCGGAGTAAATGGCACATCAGGTACTTCAGGTGTATCTGGAACTAGTGGTACAAGAGGTACCTCAGGATCTAGTGGCTCATCTGGAAGTTCTGGTTCAAGCGGATCAAGTGGTGCTAGCGGTACTTCAGGTACAAATGGAATAAGTGGAACCTCAGGAACAAGTGGAGCCGCAGGAGCTAACGGTACATCAGGTACCTCAGGTGTATCTGGTACAAGTGGTACATCAGGCGCAGCTGGAGCTCAAGGTACATCAGGTACCTCAGGTGTATCTGGTACAAGTGGTACATCAGGCGCAGCTGGAGCTCAAGGTACATCAGGTACATCAGGTGTAAGTGGTACTTCAGGTACTAGAGGTACATCTGGTTCAAGTGGTAGTTCAGGATCAAGTGGCTCAAGTGGTTCAAGTGGTTTAAGTGGAACTTCAGGTACAACAGGTTTATCAGGTACATCTGGCGGTAATGGTACAGCAGGTACTTCAGGTTTAACTGGAACTAGTGGAACTAGTGGAGTTGATGGTGCAACTGGAGTAGCAGGTAATGATGGTTCTAATTCAGGCAGATGGATATATGATAATGGTGCTACCGCTCCAAATAATGATCCTGGGTCAACTTATTTCTATGTAGATAATGCTACTTTAAGTAGTCTTGAGTATATAGGTGTTGATATTAATGATATTAATACTGTTGATCACTCTGCCTGGTTTGATGCTCTTGATAGTTTACAAGGAGCAGGCAATGATGTTTATTTTCAAATAACTGAAGTAGGTGATAATTCTATAATTGGAATATGGACTGTTAGAAGTGTTGTTAACCAAACTGGTTATTATGATATTAGATTTAACACACCAGCTTTATCTACTAATGGTTCTCTTACCAACGGAAACACATATACATTATCTTGGGTAGCTAATGGTAAAAATGGTGTAAATGGTACATCAGGTACAAGCGGCCAATCTGGTTCTAGTGGTACTTCAGGATTAACAGGTACATCTGGTACATCAGGTGCAAATGGAACAAGCGGTACTTCTGGCACAAGAGGATCATCAGGATCTAGTGGTTCAAGTGGTACATCAGGCGCTAATGGTACATCAGGAACTAGCGGTGCAAACGGAACATCTGGTACAAGTGGAACTAGAGGATCTTCAGGATCAAGTGGATCATCAGGTACTTCTGGTGCAAATGGTACTTCAGGTACTAGCGGAACAAGAGGTTCTTCAGGATCTAGTGGCTCAAGTGGTTCAAGCGGTTCAAGTGGTGTAAGTGGTACAGCGGGTACAGCAGGCACCTCAGGTACAACACCAGCATTAGAAATAGCTTTAATGGCCGCTGGTGGATGGCCTTCAACAACACAAGGAGCCAGTTACCCAGCTTTATATGAAACACCAACTAACAAACAAAACTTCCAGTTCCTTGATTTTAATGATGGAACTGGAGATCCAAGTTATCAATACGCTGAATGGACATTTAAAACTCCTTGTAATATTAGTATGAATAATATAACAGCTAATTTCACTTGGACAGCAAACTCTCTTTCAACAAATAATGTAGTATGGGCTATACAAGGCAGAGCTTATCAAGACAATACAGCTTCAGATGCTCTTTGGTCAACAGCAGTCACTGTGGCTGATGCTCATAACTCAACAGCTTACAGAGTAAATATTAGTACTAATACAGGAACATTTACACCATCAGGATCTTCATCAGGTGTAGGTAACTTAATTCAAATTCGAGTTTATCGTGATATTGATAATGGTAGTGATAATTTAGCTGCTACAGCTAGATTAATTTGTGTTACATTAAATGTAAACCAAACAACTTGTTCTTAACAAATAAAAAAAGTTATGGGTAATATAGCAATATATACAGCGAGTCCAGCTGTACTTTGGAAAAGAAGACAAGTAGCTGTTTCACCATCAGTCACACCTTCTATTTCAGTTACACCTTCTATAACAGTGACTCCTTCAAATACACCAGAGCCAGTTCCAGTTAGTTTAACACCTACACCAACAGTCACACCAACTCCTAGTATAACTCCTTCTTCTTCACCACCTGCACTTTGTAATGATTGTACTACTTGGAATGTTCAGAATGAGACTTTGGCGGATGATACAATTGTTTATTATGCTTGTGATGGACAGTGCACTGAACAAAACTTAAATCTCGGTGCTTTGGAAGGAGCAACTATATGTAATTGTAATGATTGTGGAAGTCCATACTCTGTGAATGGTTACTCTAGTTTGGAAAACACTAATAGTCCTTGTAATTAATTTAAATTAAAAAATACCTACCAATAACTCTTCGTTTTATACCATACTTCATATATTTATCAGTAGACAAAATCTATTAAAAACATGGCGCAAGAAACATTAATTTCCCCAGGTGTTCTCACACGTGAGAATGACTTATCTCAAATAACCCAAGGTCCAGTTACCGTTGGTTTAGCTTTAGTTGGTCCTACAGTTAAAGGACAACCAAACATTCCAACTGTAGTTACCTCATATAGTGACTATATTAACCGTTTTGGTGGTTCATTCATTAGTGGTGGAGCTAACTATGAGTTTTTAACTTCAATAGCTGCTTATAATTACTTCCAACAAGGTGGTTCTACAATATTAGTTACAAGAGTTGTAACTAGTTCATTTAATCCATCATCAGCTAGTGTTTGGATTTCTGGAAGTACTATATCAAGCAATACAACTTCTTTCACTTTAGAGACGTTAAACTATGGTTTAATGACTTCTAACACTAGTTCTATTTTAAGTAATGGAAGTTTAGCTAGTGGTTCTACTGAGAATGTAAAATGGGAAGTTAGAAATGTAAATACAGGTAGTGGTACTTTCACTTTATTGATTCGTCGTGGTGATGATAATGTTAACAGTCCTGTTACTTTAGAAACATATACTGGTGTTACTTTAGATCCAAATCAACCAAATTATATTGAACAAGTAGTTGGTAATCAATCTAAAACCATTGGATATGATGTTGATATGGGAGGATGGTATATTAAAACTTCTGGTGATTACCCAAATACTAGTCGCTATGTAAGAGTTAAATCTGTAAATAAACCAACTCCAAATTATTTTAACAACGCTGGAGGAGTAGCTGTTGATACTGCTGGTACTAGCTATTCAGCTTCTTTACCAATCAATGGTAGTGGTTCATTTGGTGGTTCATTTGCTGGTGGTACAGGTAATGATATTCCTATTGTTGGACCAACATTATTCAGTGATATTAGTACTGTGACACAAGGTTTAACTAGTAATGCTTATGCTACAGCTAGTAATATCTTAGCTAATAAAGATGATTATGATTATGAATTATTAATTACTCCAGGTTTAATTCAAAATCAACATCCAGTAGTAGCTGATTTTATATCAAATGCTGAAGATAGAGGTGATTATTTTTACATTACTGATTTATGTATTTATGATTCTCCATTCAATACTCCAATTAACGCTGCTGCTGCTTTAGATACTAACTACGCTGGTGCTTATTGGCCTTGGGTTCAAGTTGTATCTCAAGAAACTGGTAAATTAGTTTGGGTACCTGCTTCAACAATTATGGCTGGTGTTTATGCTTTCAGTGATAATGTAAGTGCTGAGTGGTTTGCGCCTGCTGGTTTAAATAGAGGTGGATTACCAGGTGTTCTTCAAGCTGAGAAAAAATTATCTCCAACTATGCGTGATAATTTATATGCTGGTAAAGTTAATCCAATAGCGACTTTCCCTAATATTGGTGTAACAGCTTTTGGTCAGAAAACCTTACAACAAAGATCTAGTGCTTTAGATCGTATCAATGTTCGTCGTTTGTTAATTAGCTTAAAACGCTTTATTGGTAATATAGCTAGAAACTTAGTATTTGAACAAAATACAAACGCAACACGTAATGCATTCTTAAGCCAAGTAAATCCATATCTTGAATCAGTACAACAAAGACAAGGTTTATACTCATTCAGAGTTGTAATGGATGATTCAAATAACACTCCAGATGTAATCGATAGAAATCAGTTAGTAGGTCAAATTTACTTACAACCAACTCGTACAGCTGAATTTATCCTCTTAGATTTCAATGTATTACCAACTGGTGTTGAGTTTACAGCTTAATAAACTATATTCTTAAGTAATGGAAAATAAAAAAATACAAGAACTTAAAGATGATGCGGAAGCTGATAAAGCAATTGAAGCTGTTAAATCATCTTTAATAACAATCTTAAAATCAATTAGTAATAAGAAAGATTTCGCTTTAGTAGCGGAAGCTATTATGAATTTTTTTATTAGTAAAAAACCTATTCTAAATTCAATTACTAAGGATAATAATTATAATCTAGTTTTACGTCATTTAAATAAAATGCAATCAGATCTTAATGATACAAATAATAAACCAGTTGAAAAATCAGTTGCGCAGAAATCTTAATTATTAATATTTATATAAAACAACAATACAATGGCAGTATTAGATCCTCTAGAAATTATGTTCACAGCGTTTGAACCTAAAGTTCAAAATCGCTTTTATATGAGCATGGGTGGTGTACCATCATATTTAGTTAGAAAAGTAGCCTCTCCATCTTTTAATGCGGGTGAAATTATATTAGACCATATTAATGTTTACCGTAAAGTAAAAGGTAAAGTTAGATGGAATGATATGTCAATGGAACTCTATGACCCAGTAACTCCATCTGGTGCTCAAGCAGTAATGGAATGGGCTCGTTTAGCTCACGAATCAGTAACTGGCCGCGATGGTTATTCTGACTTCTACAAGAAAGATTTAACATTATCTATTTTAGGTCCAGTAGGTGATATTGTAGGTGAGTGGCTTATCAAAGGTGCTTATGTTAAAGAAGCTAACTTTGGTGAGTATGATTGGGCTCAAGAAGCTTATGTTAGTATCTCCTTAACAGTAGCTATGGACTTCTGTATTTTGAACTACTAATCAAGACTATCCTTAAAAATAAAGAGCCGTCCATTTGGACGGCTTTTTTTATTTTCGTATATTTATATATATAAAACAATAAAACGTTATGGAAGAAAAATTTAAGTTTCCTACTGAACAAATTGAATTACCATCAAAAGGATTACCGTACTCACCTGATTCTCCATTGTCTAAAGGAGTAGTTGAAATGAAGTATATGTCTGCTAAAGAAGAAGATATTTTAACTAATGTTAATCTTTTAAAAAATGGAACTGTTATTGATAAACTATTGCAATCAATGATTGTTACTCCTATTAATTATGATGAATTATTAGTATGTGATAAAAATGCTTTATTAGTAGCATCCCGTATTTTAGGGTATGGTAAAGATTATGAATTTGAATATGATGGGCAAAAAATTAATTTTGACTTATCAACAGTTGATCCATTACCATTAGATCCAGCTTTAATTCCTGGTAAAAATGAGTTTGATTTCGCTTTACCTAAATCTAAAATGATGGTTACTTTTAAATTACTAACTCATGGTGATGAGAAAAAGATTGATAAAGAAATTCAAGGATTGAAAAAAATAAACCCACAAGGATCATTTGATGTCACCACTCGTTTAAAGTATACTATTGTAGCTATTAATGGAGATAGAGATACAGGTATTATCCGCCAGTTTATTGATAATATGTTAGTAGCTGATTTAAGAGATTTACGTAAATATATCAATAAAATAACTCCAGATCTTAATCTTAAATTTGATTATACTAAAGATAATGGTGACGTAGTGGAGGGCGTCAATTTACCTATTGGAGTTAACTTTCTTTGGCCTGACTCCAACTTATAGACTAATATTTATGTCTGAAGTTCATGATTTAGTATATCATGGACGAGGTGGTTTTTCATATGATATTGTGTATAGCATGCCTGTAACTTACAGGAAATATCATATACAAAAGATTAATGAGTATTTTGAAAAGAAAAATAAAGCTGAAGAAGATGCTATGAAAAAAACACCATCTTCATCAGGTAAAACACCATCACGACCAAATATTCCACAAGCTGATTTCACAACAAAAACAAAAGCGCCTAAAAAATAAGGCGCTTTAATATTTATACCCAGCGATATTTTATGTTTTTTAATAATATAAATAGAAGATTTTTCATGCCTGATCCATCAGGTGGAGCAGCATCTCCCGAAGATGTTCAAAATCAACAAAAATTAAATAGTGAATTATCTGAAACTGAAGAATTAGTTTTAGATATAAGAAATGCTTGGAGATCTATAGGTGCTGAGATCAGTGAAGTTATTTCTGGTAAAATGAAAGAACTTAAAGGTTCAGCTAAAAGTGTAGCTACCTCTATTAAATCAGATATAGTTAAATCTTTACAAGAACAAGGTAAAGAATCAAAACGTATTCTTGATTTACAAAATAAACAAATAAATGGTTCTATTAAAACAGCAGATGTTGAAAAAAGACTTGAAGCATCTAGAGAAAAACAACGTAATATAGTTTTCGCTTTAGAAGAAGCTGTTAGAGAAGGTGTTATCACTGAAGAAACTAAAAATAAAAAAATATTTGAAGCTAACGAACAATATTATTTGCAGAAAAAAACTTTAGAAGAAATAAACAAAAAAGCTGAAGAATTTGAGAGAAAGTTAGGTATCACTTATAAAATTTTTGAAGGTATAAATAAAATACCTATACTTAATGCTTTAGTTAAAGTAGATAAAGTTCAAAGAAAAATGGAGGACGCAGCTGCCGCTGGTAAATCAACTTGGGGAATTTTTGGAGCAGGTGTTAAAGAAACTTTTAATCAAATAGGTAAATCATTAACTGATCCTTTAGTTATAGTGACAGGCATATTTAGTCTGTTTGGAATGATAATTAAAGCTGCGTTTGAATTAGATAAGAAAATAACAGATTTAGCTAAAAACTTATATATATCAAAAGAAGGAGCTAAACTACTTTATGATAATTTTAGATTTGTTTCTCTCAATAGTGATAAACTCAATAAAAATTTAGAAGACGCCGCTATATCAATGTCTTCTATGGCTCAAGCTGTAGGTGAATTAAATGAAAGTTTAGGCACAGCTGAATATTTTACATCAAAACAAGTAGCTGATCAGATTGTGATGACTAAACAAATGGGATTCACAGTTGAAATGGCTACTGATTTACAAAAATTAGGTTTATTACAAAACAAATCAGCTGAACAATTAACAACAGAAATAGGAGACCAGATTGTTGCCTTTAAAAAAGAAGCTGGTGTTCAACTTAGTTTGAAAAAAGTGACACAAGATATTCTTAAAGTTAGTGGCCAGTTATCAGCTAACTTAGGTAATGATCCTAAACGTATAGCCGCTGCTGTTATGCAAGCTCAAAAATTAGGTATAACTTTAGAACAATCAAGAAAAATATCTGAGTCGCTTTTAAATTTTGAATCTTCAATTGAAAATGAACTTGAAGCTGAATTAATAACAGGTAAACGACTTAATTTTGAAAGAGCCAGAGCTTTAGCTTTACAAGGTAAAACAACAGAAGCAGCTAAAGAGTTGATGGATCAAATGGGTGGTCTATCAGAATTTCAACAATTGAATGTTATACAACAAGGAGTTATAGCCAAATCAATTGGTTTATCAGCTGATGAAATGGCTGATGCTTATAAACAACAAGAATTATTAAAAGGAACTGCTTTCAAAACTAAAGAAGCTTTTGAAGAGCAAGCTAGATTAGCCGCTCAACAAGGTAAATTAGAAGAATTTCAAGCTCAAGTTAGATATGCAGCTAATGGAGAACAATTAGTAGCTATGGCTGCTCAAATTGGTGCTCAAGAGAGATTTAATATGGCTATTGAAAAATTGAAAGAAACTCTTGTTAGTATAGTAGGTGGTCCTTTACTTGGTATGGTTGAAAAATTTACCAAATTTATTAGTGATTCAAATAATATAAAAATGATACTTGATGGCGTTTATAAAGTTTTCAATGCTATTAAATTAGTTGTTGACGCCATAGCTATAGTGATAGGAGTCAAATTATTTGCAGGAATGGCTTCCTTTATAGTTCAATTAGCCAGATCATTAGTACTATCAGGAGCTGTAGCTGCTTCTACCGCTGCTATAGGATCAGCTATAACTTTAGGAATTGGTGCTTTTGCTATAGCGGCTGGTATAGCTACAATTATGGGAGCTATGAACTCAGCTGCAGATGCGTTCACTCCAAAAATACAAGATGGAGTTATAGCACCAGATGGAGGACTAGTAATATCTGGTCCTAAAGGCTCGTTTATAACAGATGAATCTGACTATGTGACAGCTACTTCAGGAGCCCCAGCTGTAGGAGGTGGAGGAATGTCTAGATCTGATTTTGAAGCTATAGCTAATCGCCCAATATATGTACGAGCTCAAATGAATTCTGAAGATATAATGACTATGAATACAGTTCAGTCACAATATTCTTCCACAGGAATGTATGCTTAACATATTTATATCCAGACAACTAACTTTAAAATTTTAAACTATGTCAAACTTACTTAATTTATTACAAGCTGGCCCAACTCGTAATGATCAAAGCTTACGTGGTCAACCAGGTCCAAGATTTGAAACTTTTCCTACAGATCAAACCACCTCAAGAATTCAAGCGTTAACTATTGGTGGACCTTCAAATAATCCTCTAAATGCTATACAAAGTTCAGAGGATTTATTAACTGGTAGAACTATTGTTAGACGTGGTTTGGGCCCAGGAGGAGCACCAGGAGTTTATCCTAAAGCCCAATCAGATGAACCTGTATCTTTTCCTAATGGAAGAGTAGGTAAACCATTTTATAGAGTATTAAACTCCGCTGGATCATTTATTAATCCATATCCAAATACTAATACTTATCTTGGTGGATAATGCCATTTATTACTTTAAACGATAACTGGACCCGACTAGCTCTCCTATATAATCAGGCATTTAGAAATAAACCTGAAATACCAGCCTCATCAGACTTATACACAACATCAGATGAAGGTCTTATACGAGGCGGAGCAACAAATGTTTTACTAGCTGTAAAACAAGACTTAAAACGTGTTGGAAAATTTTTTCAAGTCCCTTTAAAAGGTTTAAATAGTAAAGAATCTTTATTTTTCACTAAACAAGTTTTATTATATCAAGCTAACCCTAGATTAGAAAGAAATAAAGATTTAGGCACAGTAGGTAATTTATTAAGTGGTACTCTTAATGTTTTAGGAGGACCAACTCGACTTTTCACTGGATTAGGATCATTAGCCTCTGTTGGTGGAAATGCTTTTGGTTTACATTTTGATAGTATAGGATTACTTCCTCCTGGTATTGTTCCCGCTAATCAAAAATATGGTGGGACTGCTGATAATCCCTTATTAGGTGTTGCTTACTCAAATAATTTTAATAGTACTAATAGAACTATTAATAAAGATTCACAAAATAGACTTCTTGAATATACTTATAAAATATCTAATCCTAAAAAAGAAGATAAAGGCACAGTTGTTTTAGATAGCTATTTAGGCGGACCTAATGCTGTATATGGTATTGTTGGTAGAACAAGAACCATATCATATTATAATAGAACAACTATACGAACAAATGACATACTAAATTCAGATCTTACATCTTTATTAAATGGATTTATACCATTAACTAGTGAGCAGATAAGTAATATCCCAAGTTCTGATAGAGGAGTGACAACTAGTATATCTATTCCTACTATAGCTGGAGCTGGAGGATATTATAGAACTAATACTTACAATGCTCCTGAATTTAGTCTTGAAAGTAAATACGGTGTGTCAACTAATAGCGGTCCTGGTAGTACTAATCATAAAATAGACTCTATTAATTCTATTAATGTTGTAGGTAGTAAAGTTTTTTATGAAAATATAGATAAAAAAAGTAATGAGGTTAGTGATGCTATAACTTATAATAGTCTCACTGACGGAGATTTTGCTAAAGATTTAATTAAATTCAGAATTGAGTTTTTAAATAATGAAACAACTACTGTTGATATTAATGGTAATCTTGAACTTAATACAGATGTTTTGGCATTTAGAGCTTACATTGACGATTTTAATGATGGAATGCAAGCTAAATGGAGCTCTTACAAATATATGGGCAGAGGTGAAGAATTTTATGTGTATGATGGGTTTACAAGAGATATAAGTGTCTCATTCACTATACATGCTCATTCTCCAGAGGAAATGGCTCCATTATATAGCAAACTAAACTATCTAATGTCAACATTTGCTCCTGATTATAGTTCTCAATTCAAAATGAGAGGTAATATAGCTTATTTAACTGTTGGTGATTATTTATATAGACAACCTGGAATATTTACTGATATTAAATTAAGTGGATTTCTAGATAGCCATTGGGAAACCGCCATTTTATCAGATGGAACTAATAATACTGAGCAATATGAAGTACCAAAAAATCTAAAAGTAGGATTATCATTTAAACCAATACATACTTTCTTACCAAGAAGAAATTATAGTTCTAAAGAGGCTTCAGGAAAAGTTGAACAATTATTCCCCGCATCATTCATCACTCCAGACAGACAAACATACCCTGCTAAAAAACCAGCTGATGAATCTGATTATAGTAACAAATATTTAAATACAGGAGGTTGGATTTCAGACACTCAAAAAGAATTAAATAAAAAGAACGCTGAAGAAACCGCTAGAAGAGAAAAAGAACTTGAATCAATATTTCAAGCATCTAAAAAACAAATAGATGCTAACTCTCAAATAGCTAAAGAACAATCAAGAATTAATAAGGAAACTAAAGAAATATTCCGTTTAAAAAAATATGATAATAAGTTTTTTTAAATAAAAAATAAAATAAATGGATCGTTATAAATATAATAATGTTATTCAACAGCCCAATTCTTTTAGATATCGATCATCTACACGATATCCAGCTATACCTTTATCTATGAATGATTCATATATTATAACTCAATATGGAGATAGATTAGATAATTTAGCTTACCAATTTTATAAAGATGTTACATTATGGTGGCTCATAGCTGCTGCTAATCCTGATTTACCTAAAGACAGTTTATATCCACCTTTGGGATATCAATTAAGAATACCTATATTTAGTTTAGATTTGATTAGAGAGTTAGAAAATATAAATAGTTAAATAAGTTATGTCCATATTTAAAGACACATTACCTACTCATGTACAGAACCAATTGAGAGCTCGTGAAATAATTGTCTCACAAGCTTCAGGGTCTAAGGTTACTGCTTATGGTACCACTCCTAGAAGTGGTGATTTCATGAGATATACTACTGGAAAAAACTCTTGGGTTAGAATGACATCATTTGTTGACTGTGTTAACTCAGGAGTTAAAATAGGGTCTAAAACATATACTGGAGACCAGTTAGCTAAAAAATATATTTTAGAAGGAGGAACATTAGCTGAAGATTCAGCTAATCCTGGATCAGGAGTATTTGGTTTAAGATATGGTTTAGGATATCCAGACGCTGTGTATGCTAGTAATATAGATGATGGAGGTGATAGACAATATGGTTATCGTCCAATGCCTGGTATAACATCAGTTAGTATAATTAACAAATCAGCTTATGGTTCATTAAGGGAAGCTACAGTTAAATTTTACGCATGGGATAAACATCAACTAGAAGAGTTAGAATTATTATATATGAGAACTGGTTATTCAGTTTTACTTGAATGGGGCTGGTCTCAGTATTTAGATTCTTCTGATTTGACAAAGGTTGGCATGAAGAATTTTGATGCTGCCACTATTAATGCTTTTAAAATATCACCTAATCTTACTGGACAAGCTGATGAAGCTATATATAATCAAATAGATAAATTTAATAAAGAAGCATACGGTAATTATGATGGTATGTTAGGTTATGTTAAAAATTTTTCTTGGAGTATATTACCTAATGGTGGTTTTGAATGTACAACTGTTTTAATATCTAGAGGTGAAGTATTATCATCTTTAAAATTAAGTACCAATTCAGGAGTTATTAATATATCATCAGGAACTACTGTTAGTGATCAAGCCACAGTATCTCAATTTGAAGGTATACTTTTAAATTACTCTGCTTTAATAAATGAAGCTGAGTTAGATCCTGGAGGACAATTTGGACCTGTGACTACATCCGGTGGAGGTACTAATCCTTTATCATCTCAAATCACTACATCTACTAAAGATAAATTTCTATCAGATTTAATACAAAAAGCAGATAGAAAAGGCACAGATGGAGTCACATTATATAAAGATAGTGGTGGTGAATGGAATAGTACTCTTCAAGCAGGAATTAATGATCCAAATCTAAATTACTATGGAGGTACATTACCTACTCGAGACACTACAAATACAGCTATAGGATATGGTATTGAATATATTAGGTTTGATATGCTTATAGCATTAATGAATATATATTTTAACTATAAAGATAAAAATAATCAAGTTGTAGCTGATATTAGAATACCAGATAAAAATTTATGTTTAGCCGCTAAAGATACAGTTTCAGCTGATCCAACAACTTGTTTAATCAAAAATAGTAAAGCTAAAGGTATATTATTACAAGACACTAAAAAAGGATCAGGTTTTATACCAAATTTAGTTAGAAATTATAATTCTACCTCTGCCACATCAACTCCTTTAAATATTGAAGAATTTTTAGTATCTGGTAGCAATAATAAAGCATATATAAAACATATTTATGTGGCTGTACCTAAGGTACTTGAAATTTTTAGATCTAAATTAGGTAATTCATCTGAAGTATCACTTTCAGACTTTTTAAAAGACTTATTGTCTCAAATATCTAGAGCATTAGGTGGTGTTAATAATTTTCAACTTCACACAACTAAAAGTTCAGCTCAAATTATTGATGTTAGATATGTTGAAGAAAACTCAAGTAAGTCAAATAAATATGAGTTTGATCTACTTGGTTTAAAAAGTATTTGTCGTAACATAAAAATTAACTCTCGTATATTTGAGTCACAATCAACAATGATTGCTATAGCGGCTCAAAACAATAATAATATTGGAGATATATATTCATCAACACAAGTTTATTTTAATAAAGGATTAATTGATAGATTAGTTGATGAAAAAAGAGTATGGAAAAATCAAAGTGATAAAGAATTTATAGAAACTTTATATGCTAATATTTCTCAATTAGGATATTATCTACGAACAAAAGTAATGGGAGATGATTCAGTACTTCCTCCTATAACAACACTATCACCTTCTCTACCTGCACCAACAGTTCCTCCAGCAGGAGCTCCAGTTCCTGTTCCTGCTACCACACCAACCCCAACTGGTGTTTCAGTGACAACAGCTGTTTCTCCTAAAGCTATTATAGTACCTAAACCAGAAGAAATAGCTAATGCTGTAGCTGTTTTAAGATCATTTTTGTATCAATTAAGAGGAGATGATTTAAAATATAAAGCGATTATACCATTTGAATTAGAAATAACTTTAGATGGTATAGCAGGTATGGTTCAAGGTCAAATTTTTACAATAAACTCTAATATACTACCTGAATCTTATACTAACAGTGATATTGGTTTTATTATAACAGGAATATCTCATACATTACAAAATAATGATTGGACAACAATAATAAAAACCCAAATATGTATTTTAGATCCTGACAATAAACCTTATAATCAAGTAAATTATGAATACCTGATCAGAAAATTAATAGCTAGATCTCAACAAAATGAAAAATCAGTTTATTTAATTTTAGCTATAATTGATTATTTAACATTTATGTTTATAGAATTGTCGCCTATTAATATAAAAGATGGTTCTTGTTCAGGTGGTTTAGCTGGTTCAGTAGGTTCCTTTGAATATGACCGTTGGAAAAATGATCAAATTAAAATTCCAAGTACTACTTTCTCTAAATATGTACAAAATGTCTGGTACCCAGCTAAAACTACTGAATTAGCTACTGTTGGAATAAATTCATATAATGAACTTGTGACTGTTGGTGGACAAACATTTGATATTGATATGGTTGATTATTTAACATATAATCTTGGTACTTACTCATCTTTGTTTGCTAAGTATAAAGCACTTAAAGCTAAAACTGATCCAGATCCATTACCAAGTTCATTTTATTATGATCAAAATCTTCGAAAAATACAAGCAAGTACTATGTTTATTGGTAGAACAAATAGTAATTCTAACTTTTCATTTGATCTAAAAGCAGGAGGAACTGGGGCTATCCCTTCAGAAGCTAATGTCACAGCTACAGAAGCTACAGGCATATGGGGATTTCCAGGTGGTGCCCAAATACCAGGAAATAAAGCTGATTTGATTAAATATCCTATGCCAAAAACTGTACAACTTTTTAATGACGCTGATCAAGTAGCAGACGGTGACCGAGTTAATATAACAGTTAATGGTAGAGGAACTTCCGCTACTACTAGTTTAACATCTGTTCCTTCTCCTTTTAGAACATCAAGCCCTTCTTTCTCTCGTGTTGGTGGTTTTAGTGGTCCAACAGGAGCTAGTAGCGGCACATTAATAGCTTCTTCTAATATACTTTTAGACAGGTCTGCTATATGGGCAGCTATTGCTGATGATATATCTAATAGTGTGCTTAGAAAAGGAAATCCAATTCCTGGCGCCACTAATTTTACCACAACTCAAATAGCTGTTCATCAAGCAGCATCTAAAGTAACTCCTCTTTCAACAGCCGCGGCGCCCCCAACTTTACTTATAAGACAAGTGTGTGCGATTGTACCTGAGTAATAAATTTTTAAATAAAACATGTATATACCATTATCAAATATTATTGAAGTTGGATTTTCAAATGGTGGGCAATTTGTATTACAGTCTGATGAATCACCATATGTTGGTGATTATCATAAAGATATAAATAATAGGTTTTGGACTGGAAAAACACATGATTCAAATTCTGCTTTACTAATTGACCTTAGTGAGGCTCCTTCAAATGTAACAACAGAAGCTAGTAAATATATTAGTGGAGGAGGTAAGTATACAACTTTACTTAATCCAAAAATTTTTCCATCAATAAATTTCCAACCAGATTATATCCAACCAGTTGATCAAGATTATGAAAATGGTTTTTTCTATCGTTTTTTTCTAAAATCAGTTATTAGTTCACAAGCGAATGATTTTATTGAGGTTAAATTAGACAAATATAATCAAGTTTCATATAATGAAGATTTAAGAGTGCTATATAAACATAGCAGTATGCTTTGGAAACTAACAGGCCCATCATATGATGTTTATGATAATAATATCAGAATAGAACCAGGTATAATTGATTCAAATAAAAGATCAATTCAAGAAACTGAAAAACTTTTACCAAATTTATCTTTATATTTAACAGATCCTCTTCAGTTTGGAAGGCCAAGCTAACCTTGTTATATTTAAAGTATAATAAAGGTTATGTTTTATATAGTTGAAACTAAAGAACAACTTGAATATCTAAATAAACCCGATTCTAATAGGTGTTTTATTAATATTATCACTACAAATGATAATAAACATCCATCATTAACTAAACCATGTTTAGTATATTATAATGATGGAGAGAAAGGTTATATATTACCTATTGACCATAGTGAAGCATTTAAGTTAGATTGGTTTGATGTTAAACAATTCATTGGTGGTTTTGATAGAGTATATGTTCTAGATAAAAAATTCCATTTATATTTTCTACCAGGTGATAATTTACTTGACTTAAATTTTATTAGGTATGTTGATGAATCACAATTTGATACTAAAGTACATACTGACTTTAATCGTGAGAAATATTATATAAATGAATTAAACACACTTATACCCATACCTAAACATTATGAAAAATGGGAAAATATCTATAAACACTTAACTGATAATTTATATCTTTCTAAATGGTGGGGCAATGATGAGTTTTTAAATGGTAAGTGTACTGAAATATTTTATGAAATAGAGAAAAATGGTATAGGTGTTGACCCACGTAAATTTAATAAATATTTTGAAACTACTTGGAAAGATAATTCGATTTACGGGAATACAGTTTATACACAATACAATCTATATAATTTAACTACTCGCCCTTCAAACGCATTTAACGGCGTTAATTTCGCCGCTTTACCTAAGGGTGTAGCACGTGAGTCATTTGAACCAAATAATTATGTATTTGTAGAATTTGATTATAGCGCTTATCATCCACGTATCATTGCTAAGGCAATTGGTTATACATTTGAGGCAGAACCATATGATGAGGTACCTAAAGAAGTAATGTTTCAAAACATATATGGTGGTATCAGAGAAGAATACACGTGGTTTCCATTTTTTAGTAAATTAAATGAATGGTTAGACAAACAATGGGATGAATATAAACACTCTAACCATTTACAATTACCTACTGGCGCTCGTATATGGGGTGGCAAAATTGAAAACCCAAATAAAAATAAAATACTAAGTTATCTAATCCAGGCCTACGAAACATATTATAATGTAATGACATTAAGTCGTGTGTTAAAAATGCTAAAAGGTAAAAAAACCAAGATAGTGTTGTACACATATGATTCAATCCTGTTAGATGTGGCTAAGGAAGATATTAAATTAT